CGGCTGCGCGGTTTTCGTCGCGGGCGAAGCCACTGCTGGCGCGGCAGACTTCACCTGCAGCACCGCCTCGCCTTCCTTCGGTTGGGGGATGTGCAGGCGCTCGTTGACCCAGTTGACCGGGATCTGCACGCCTACCTCGGCCAGCTTGGGCAGGTTCTCTGCGAACTTGGCCATGTCCTCTGGAGACTCAACCTGGATCACAAATCGTGGGCTGCGCTTGAGGCTGGTGATGCCAGGACAGTTTAACGCCGCCATCGGGTAGACCAGGTCGCGCGTTAATGTTGCTCCCACCAGGCGCGCGTCCGCCTTGCGGATGTCGTTGCGCACCTCGTTATGCACCTTGCCCAGGGCGTAGCTGCCGCCGCCACCGCTGCCGGTGTCAGCCGACAGCGTCTGGCCCAGGATGCACTTCGATTCGGCTTTGTCAGCCCATTCCATAAGCGCCAGGTGACCAGACTGGCCGCCTCCAGCTGCCGCTTGGATGATCTCGATATCCATGCCCTGCGGCATGACGGCGCGCGCATCGTGCCCCAGCGACACGACGGCGCGGTAGAGACTGTTCTTCTCTTCGGCGGACGATCCCTCACGATACTTTGCCAGGATGATCGGCAAGCCGTAGATTTCCAGGAACTCGGCCAAGTCGCCCAGGCCATATGCCTTGTAGATGAACGGCCAAACCAGGGTACGGTGCAGGCCGGTCCGGCCGGCATATCCCGTCTTTGGTTTGGAGACCTGGTGGAAGATCCAACCGAACGGGCGCAGTTCAGCGCCATCGACCGAGCCGTCGATCAGGTTGATCTTGGTTCGGTGATTGTTCAGCTGGAACCATTCCTGCGGCCGCGGCTCAAACGAAGGGAGCCACTTTCCCTCTTCCATGCGCCACTCCAGCTCGATCGGCGAGAAGCCGTGGCCGACGGCGTCCATCATCGCGGTGAGGAGATCCTCCACCGCATCGGTCGCGTCCAGCATCGCTTCCTTGACCCATGCGGCAGCCTTCTTCTCTGCGGCGCTTGCATCACGGGGCGGTACAACATCCCATTCCAGGCCGACAACCGCACTGACGCGCTTGCCCATCTCAGACTTCATATGCGCATCGCGCTCCTCCATGTCGGAGAACAGGCGATGCTGATCGATCAGGTTCCCCATGTCGGCACCCTGCAGGATCGCGGCCAGGCGCTGCGGTGTCAGCCCGCCGAGCATCGGAGTGAGGTAGCGATTCTCCAGCGGGGCGATGCGCGCGGTCTGTGGCTCCTGCAGCTCACCCTTCCTAACGGTGAGAGGCTTGCCGAACTGGTCTAGGATGGTGGTCACAGCATACTCCTGGAATGAGTCTTGAAATCATCGCGGCCGCCAGGCGCGCCGCGCTTGGGAATGGGGACATACCCCAGGCATTCCCCACCACCGCCGTCCATACGGTGGCTGGCGTAGATCGCCATAGCGATCGCGATCGCGGTGTCGCCGTGGCGATCGCGGCCGTCGCTTCCCTTGTTCTTGGCGCTGTCCGGCACCTTGGCGATACCCTTCTCGATGCGTAGGGAACGCAGGTCGGACAGGGTGTCGGAGTCTTTCGGCAGGATGATGGTCCGGTCCTCGAATGCCGCTTTAACGAGCGGCATATTCTCCCGATACCATTCGGTCGTCAGCATCACCTGGCCGATTCGGCCGGCGCCGAACTTCTGTGCCGTCACCTCGGCCAGCCAGGAGCCGTTGCCGCGTGCATCCAGGGCTGCGGCCGTGAAGCGCGGCAGGCGTTCGAGTATGTACCAGAGGATCTGGCGCTGCTGCTCGAACGGGATGTTGCGCAGCTCGATGATGAACGGCGCGCGCAATGTCAGGTCGCGCTGTTCGGCCAGCGGCACGAATACGGACAAGTCGCCGGATCGGGCAAAGTCGCCGCCCAGGGTGTGCTTCTGCTGCGGATCCAGTCCGCGCAACACCGGATCCAGATGCTGACGGCACCAGTCGATGGTCTCGGCTTCGCGGATATGATGGGGCAGGAAAGTGAACTCATCGCCCAACGCCAGGCGCAGGACGGGGATGTCGGGCTGCATGCACGACTCGATCAGCATGCGCGATAGGTACGCACCTTCCCCTGCGCTCGGGATGACATCCAGCTCTTCCGCGCTGTGGTCGCCGTAGAAGGCATAGATGTCGGCCACCCACTTGTCTTCGGCCTCTTGTGTCCACTGCTTCTTGGTGGACAGGCAGATGCGACGGAACAGGCCTTGCTCGATGGCGAACTTGAACTCGATGCGGTGGATCGAGTATGGGAACTTGCCCGCTCGGACATCGTTGATCATCTCGTTAAACGGGTTCTGGTCGCCGTCATGGGTCGAGATGATGCGCACGCGGCCGCCCCACATCAGGAGCGCCATGGCGGCCTTGATGAGGCCGGCCAGGTCGTTGTGGAACGCCGCTTCGTCGATGACGACACGGCCTTGCTTACCGCGAAGGTTCGATGGGCGGCTGGACAGCGCCGTCACGCGGTTGCCGGAGGCGAAGCGGATCGAGAACGTGACGATGTCCTTGCCGTCATCGTGGAAGACGGCCTCTTCCATCTCGCCGGCCACGCTGTCGAAGTGCTTGGCCCAGAACGCGGTGTCCCGGATGAACTCTTTGGCCATGTCCTGGTTATAGCCGATGTACCAGGTGTCGTCGCCGCCAGCATTCGGCGCCTGGGCGCCGGTCAAGGCAGCGTCGCACGCCTCGGCCCAGGATAGGCCGACGCGGCGCGACTTCTCTGCGATCTTGACTTCGGACTGGTCCGCGATCCAGGCTTGCTGGTACGGCAGCAGTACGGCTGGCGCCAGGTCGGTCATGCTGCGATGCCCAGGATCTTCTGGCGGATGAGGTTGGCCGTGGCGGCGGACAGACCCGCTTGCTTCATCGTAGCGGCCGCCTCCTCGGCCACCGATGCCGCGCGATCGCGCACTTCCTTGGCGTAGCGCTTATTGCTGATCGAGGCGCGGGAGATGTCGGCGATCGCCTTGGCGAACTTCGGCAGGTCGACCGTCTCCGGATCCACCTCCATCTCCATCACCACGTTAAAGAGCCGCTCCTGGGTCATACGGATCAACGCCTGGCTGACGGCGTCTTCGTCGTCAGGGCTGGCCTGGACGACTGCCTTGGCCTGCTCGCTGACCAGGCGCAGGGACTTCAGGCGCTCCTCGAAGTCGGAACCGTAGCGGTGAATGCTCGATTTGCCGATCTTGAAGTCGGCGCCGGCCGCTTCCAGCCTGGCGTTGACTTCCTCTTCGAGCAGTTCATAGCCCGAGAAGCCGCTGGTCACCAGCTGCTCATCGAGCCACTTCTTGATTTCGGCCGGCAGCTGCTCGACCTTGGAACGTGCGGGCGCCATCTTTAACGCTCACGCCTTGACCGGACGCGCGATGCCAGGCTGGCAGTCGATCGTGTACTCCACCAGGTCGATGCCGTAGCGATCGAGCTTGGCGAACCAGCGGCCGTCGGGCTGCTTGTCGATTTCAACCAGTACGCGCTCCTTCAGGTAGTCGAGGTTCTTGCGCTGTTCCAGCTGGGTGGCGTCCGGATACAGCGCCTTGATGGTCATGAGGAGTACTTCCTCGCAGCACCCGACCGGTTGCGCGTTGTACAGCGTCAGCAGCAAGTACCAGCGCATCGCCTCGCGGCGCACCTTGTCCTGGTCGATGGTCATACGGGGTTTCCTTTCACTTGAATCAACTCGATCTTGCTGGTGATGCGATCGAGCTTTGCTTCGATAACGGTCTGGTTGCGGATGAAGTCCTCGCGGCGCACGTAGATGTTGGGCAGCTCGGCGCGCATCATGAGGAAGTCGCGCTCAAGGCTGGTGATCATCTCGACGGTCCTGCCTTCGTTCACCTGCTGTTGGCTGACGATCTTCTCCAACCGCTCATAAGCAGAGTGGGCCTGGCTGGCATTGGAGTCGAACTTTTCCAACATGCGTTTCTCGAACTGCACGAAGAAAAACTGTGCGCCGGCCCAGCACGCGCCGACCAGCGACATCAGGATGAGGATGAGGTGCCACAGTTCGAGTTGAATCTGCATCAGTAGCCCCTCGTATGGGCGCGCATTTCGCGCTCCAGCTCGTCCTGGCAGGCCACGCAGGTGTGGACACCTGGGACAGCTTCGCGGCGCAGCTGCGGGATCGGGTCGTCGCATACGCTGCATTGCTCGGCCGAGTCGCGGACGGTCTTGCCTTGTGACCCATCGTGGCGCGCGATGCGCTGCAGAGCGGCCTGACGGTTTTCCTCCTCGGTGAGGATGGCCTGATCGACGATGTCGGTCACAGCAGCACCTCCCGTACCCACTTGATCAGGCCGGAGTTGTTGGTCCGGCACTTGCGGTAAATCTTGGCTGAGGCCACGTGGCTGGCCAACAGCGACGGAAGCTCCCCGTCCTTCGGATCCGGCAGCTCCTTCGGACACTCCACCAGGAGAGCCGCGTCCGGCCGATCCTTCTGGTTCAGCGAACTCTCCACGATTTGCGGCGCGCCAGAGGCGCAGGCCGTCAGCGTTAAGGCTGCAATCAGCACGCCCAGGGTTTTGCTGCGCATAGGTCAGCACTCCTTCTTCGATTTTCTGGAATGTCTGGTCGACCTTGGCCACCTTCGCCGCTGCCGTCGCGGCGACCTGGTGGCCCTTGTCGGCCTTCTCTTCGTGCTTTTGCACCGCCTTGACGATCGCCGGCACGACGGCGGCCTTGTGGGCGTTCTCGACGTTCTGGCTGGCGAACTGGTAGGTCCAGAGGATGGACACCAGCCAGAGCAGGCCGACTAGGAGACCGGTCCGCGCGCTCATAGGCACACCCCCGATCCCCAGCCGGCTGCGATGAACATTGGTTGCCAGCGTTCGATGATCTTGTGTGGATAATCGCGGTTCTCGCGGAAGGCCGCCGCGTGGCGCCCCGCGTTAAACGGCTCGACCTCGACATGCCGGCGCGGATTGGCACCCTTGGCCAATGCCAGCTTCTGGTCGCGGATCACCCATCCTTCACCGCCGTTGTATCCCCATTTGCCCATCCACCAGCGATCGCACTCCGTCTCGCCGGTCGACCGGTCGACCAGGAAGCGCATGTAGCGCCCCTGCGCCCGAGCTGCCCAGGTGGGATTCTTCGCATCCGAGAGGGCGAGATCTGGATAGCGACTGCCGATCCAGGACGCGGTGGCCGGCGTGAACTGGGTCAGCCCATCGGCAAAGGCCGACTTGGCGCTGGGATCACACCCCGACTCTTGGAACATCTGGGAAGCAAGAGCAGCAACGGGAGCGTTCGGTCCGTAGCCATGCTGGACATTGCGCACGTAGTTCAGCCGGATCCGCTGGCAGCGCGCTGGCACTTCAGCGGTCGGCCTGGCGATCTTGAGCGAGATCGCCGGCACCAAGTACTCCTCGGCGGCGATCGCCGTTGGCACCACCCCGACGAGCGCCCCGGCCATGATGCCGAAGCCGATGACGATGAGGGTGCGCATCAGGCCGCCCAGGCGCCGGCCAGCATAGCCGCACACATCAGATTGTTGCGGCGCTTGCCGGCAGCGATGCGCTCATTTGGCGTCAGCGTGGGATTGTCGGGCCGCGCATACGGATAAACATGGCGGTCGAAGAAGAATGCCATGGTGGCGAAGCCAAAGATGATCGCGGCTTTAACGACGATGAGGCCGAGCTTGCTCGGATCGAAGCAGTAGACCAGGAACATGAGGACCAGGGACATCAGGATCCACTGGCCCATCCTCGCACCCAGGAAACTACCTTGGCGATCGCTGTGCTCTTCCTGGGCGACAGCGGAGAAGAACGACAGCACGGCCCAGGCGCCCATTACGACCAGGATACCGACGACCCAGTAGAAGACTGGGTGCAGTGGGAACAGAGAGAACATTGCGCACCTTTCAGGAGGTTTGAAAAAGCGCCTCTTGTCGGGCGCAGTTCACGCAATGTACGCGCGGGCGCGTAGGTGGGTAAGGCTCCCACATGGGAGCCTTGACGGATGAGGAATTAGAGGAGAGTCATCTGCAGCTCGTCGACTGCAGCGGCGGTCAGGTTGCGGCCGGCAGTGTTCAAGATGCGGCGTACCTGCTTCTCGCTGAGGGAGAACAGCTCCACCAGCTCATGGATGGCGAAGTTGGAGGACCGGCGCTCTGTCATCGTCAGCCGATCGAACTCCTCGCGGATTCTAGCATTACGCAGCTCGTTTAACGCATCACGGCAGAGCGGTATCGTGAAATCGCTCACGCCGAAGTGGTCGATGAGCTTCTCGGTGTTCTCGGCGCCAATCACCGCAGCGAAAGAATCGAAGCGCGCGCCGGACCGCGCCAGGCGAACGCGCTTACCGCCGTGCTTCTTGATGAGGGCGAAGGTCGACGGCAGACCGATCAGATCGATGATCTTGTGGGCGGTCGGTGGCAGCAGGCTGTTATCGAACTCCATGTCGAATCCTCACTTCTTCGCGCCGCTGCGGCGATTGGCATCGATCTGCAAAGCTGCGACGAGTTTGTGCAGGTCCTCCGGCTCCAGCCATTCCAGCTTCTCGACGTTAAACATGTGCTTCGCCATCACCTGTGCATAGCTCCAGGGTAGTTTGCGATCGGCGAGGAGCGCCTCGACCTTGTCCATCATGGCACCACACCCTGGACGATGTTTCGGCCGCTTACCGTACTTCGGCTCGGCCTTGAAGCCGGATGCCTTGAGGTGTTTGATAACCCTCTCTGCTCCGGTTGCCGACAAGTCCTTGGACGAATTTACGCCGCCGTGCTGCAGAAGCATTGCACGGTAGGTTTCATCGTCCAGGCCCAACTGCTTCTTGGCGATGTGGATAATCGCCAGGTCAGAACGCCGGATCATTTGCTAGCTCCAGGTTATCTTTGGCTACCGCAGCCCGCTCATCGGCAAGTACTTCGACGGAGAAGCACACCTTGTTGAGATGGCGGAGTGCGGCCCGACCGCTCGTCCAGGATGAGTCGAAATGCGTCAGAGTCTTTGTGCAGATGCTGTCGGTCATCGCCGCGCGCTTTCCGATGAATTTGGCGCGGGCTGCGCGCTCCTTTTGGGTGAAGAGGAAGCGCGTTACCTTCCGACCGAACTTCGCCTCAGGGGCGAAGGTGCCATCCGGTTGTGGGAATCCCCAGGCGTAGGTCCAGGAGCCATCGACAAAGGTCATGACGCGATAGGTCAGCTCACTCCAAAGGCGAACCTCCAGCGTGACGATCCGTCCGTCACAGAGCAGCTTCACTGAGCCGTAGGGGTGCGAAAGCTGCGCCGCCAACTCGTCGATCTGCGCGCCGGTCAGCTTCTTGTTCGTTGGCGGCACCTTAGGCATGGAGGACTCCGGCAAGGCGGCCCATGAACTGCTGCAACCGGCTGATCTCGGACGCGTCAAGTTCTACCGAGCCGCCCGCGTTCCGGATATACAAGCTACCGTCCACGTTGAACGCGGCCCAGAAAGTGTCAGGCGTGAGACGTTCTTCGGGCTGCACATTCTTCTGTTTTCGCGGCTTTGCGAGCGCAGGGGATCGAGGGACTTTCACGACTTTTCCCCCTGTGTCGACCGAAGCACCGCTCGAAGATTGCGCCGCGTCGGCGCCTTTCTGCGCTAACAGCCCAAAAGGATCAGAAGGATTCATGTTCGCGGCGTGCGCGTTGATGATCGGCGTGCCCGCGCGAGTGTAGGGTTTGAAGCCCTCAGGGATGTTGACATCCTCCAGCGCGTAGTGAACCTGGAGATGTTCATCCTGCACCCGAATGATCGAGCCGGCGTCTTCAATCCGGTAGAGAGTTGTTCTGGTCTTTTGCACATCCTGGCCGATTGCCTGGGAGAGCGCGGCCACGGTCATAGGCCCATCTTGCAGCGCTGCCAATACCTTGGCTGGCGCGCCGCCTTCGCGTGGGGAGTAGTCGCCCGGGCGTGATTTAGCCATTTTCGCCCCCGCGACGGATTGCGCATGCCAGCACTTCGGCGAACGCGATGAGAAAATTAGTTGCCGCTTCGGCTGCGACTTCGATTTCTCTTCCCTCACGAGATTCTGGCGCCTCCATCAATTCGATGACGGCTTGCTTGAGTTTTTCTTTGCTTTGCATATTGGATCCCTAGTTGTTGGTTTTATGGCTGCTCATCAGTGCCCAGCCGCCACGCCAGGCAGACCCGCCAGTGAGGCGGGTTTCGCTTTACACACGGGCCATGTCGAGCGGGATTGCCACCCAGGCGCCGATCGCGTTGCGTTCGTAGATCCGGACATAACTCTTGCTGCCCGATACCTGGATCGCCTCGCCGATTGCCTTCATGGCGGACTGCCATTCGTCGTCGGCGATCGCCAGGCGGCGCAGGCCAAGGACGCGGTTGGTGTTGATGTTGCCGGCCCTGTCGACCTGGAACGCGTCGTTGATGAGAACCTTGATCTCAGGCTGTGCGCCCTGGCTCCAACGATTCAGGCAGCTGTCGATCAGGGCCTTGGCGGCCTGCAGTCGCTCGTCGAAGGCAATGCCCTCCTGGATCGCGCGCTCGACCTTGTAGCGGCCGTCGAACGACACCAGGCTGACGTTGCCCTTCTCGCCGCCCAGCTTGACGCTGTACTCCTCGGCGCTGAGCGTGACGAAGGCGGCGATATCGTCGAAGAACTGATTTTTCATTCGGTGGATCTCGGCCGACAGCCCTTTTGCTTGCTGGACGATCTCCTGCACCAGCTGGTCACGGGTCATGTCGATCGGGCGGATGGCAGAGACGGGAACAAGGCGCCCTTGGGCGTCCTGTTTGAATCCGTCTGGAATGGCAGTGGTGTTCATGTTGTTTCCTGGTTGTGGTGGGTTTGCCGGTCAGTGGTGCAAGCCGGCGCCTTGGTCGATCTGCGTGTCGCGCATGGCCGCCGACTCCGCGTTAAATTGGTCGAGGAGCCTGACTACCTTCCTCGCGTCCTTGGCCGCATGCGCGGCGCTGAGCTGGCCGAGCCAGCCGGCAAGCCCGTATGCGACCTCGGCCGTTTTGGTGGCTTCACGAAGGGCGGCATTGCGCTCAGCCATGACAGCAATCAGCGCCTCCTCCAGTTCGGTCGTGGTGGGCTGTTGCCGCGCATCGAGGCGGGCGTTGATCAGTGCTTCGGCTGGATGCATTTCAATTCTCCTTTCAGGGTCATGAGCTTGATGCGCAGAGAGGATTCGCGGCCTACCACGAATTCCATGGTTTCGTTGAAATCGCGCTGCGCCTTGCAGCGCTCGTCGGCCGCCTCCTGCAGCTCCTCGTGCGCGCGCTGGCGCACCAAGTCGTTGGCGGCCAGCTCCTGCTGTAGGATCGCAATGCGAAGCTTCAGGCCAAGGACGCGGAGCCACGGCGCCTTGGGAGCGATCCAGGGCAAAACACGCACCTTCATGACACGCTCCCGACGTCCGGCAGGTTGATCAGCAACACGGCCAGCTCGGATGCCATGTTGGAATCGATCGGCTGCAGGCGCTCGACGAAGTTGGTCACGAAGCGCATGGCGCGCTGTTCGACATCCCTGGGATAGACCAGGCGGGCATCTGCCGCCGACTCACGGATGATTTCTGCGATTTCTTGCTTCATGCTGCCTCCTGGTGGGTTTGGACTGCGATCTGTGGTGCGCCTACTCCAGGCAGCGGCATGGTGGCCGTGTCCGGAGTTGCGGGTTGCTTTTCCTCGGGTGGTTCCGGAGGAGATGCTGTTGGTGGCATGGGCTGCGGTGCGCCGACTACCGGTAGCCCCAGCGTGGCCTCCGCAGCAGTTGCCGGTTTAACGGTCTTTGCCTTGGCCGGCGCCTTGGTTGGACCTGGCGGGGGCTCAACTGGTGCTGCAGGCGTGACGCGCTTGGGACAAGTCTGGCAGGCCCGCCAGTGCGCCATTTCCCTGGCGCTGTTGGTCGGCGGGTTCTGGCGATATGCCACTTCTCGGCACTGAAGGCCTGTGATACGACGCTCGGCGCCGTGGTACTCGCTGAGGAAAGGGCATTGCACCAGGCCGATGCTGTTCATGACCTTCAGCTCGATCTTGGCGGTGCTGGCCAGGCCCGTGCCATACGGACCAACGCCATTCAGCACCTGCGACAGCGCCGATCGGGACACTCCAATCCGGTCGGCGGTGGCGCTGATGCTCCCGGCCTGCGCAACATCCTCGCGGACGATGCGGATCCACTCGGCTTCAGGCTTGGTTGGTGGCAAATTCATAGGTTTCCTGGTTGTTCTGGTCAAAAACGGCACGGCGGGCGGTGAGTGGCACCGGCGGCAAGACGCCGGAGTCGCGCACCAGGAGATACCGCTTCTCACCGTTCGAGGTAGGCGAGGTGCGGGCGCCGCGTTTCAGCTCCTGCAGGTAGCCGGCGCGCGCCAGGTGCCGGAAGTACTTCTGCAAGTTGTTGGTCGCCCGGGTGACGGCGATCGCCTCGCAGCCGGCGTCGAGTAGCAGGCCGACGACCTCCGGCACGCTGACCTTCTTCCGGATCCGGAGGACGCGCCACGCTTTATCGCGCATGCAGTCGGGTCGGATCTTGGGAATGCCGGTTGGCCCCCTCGGTCCGCTGACCACGCGCGTTTGCTCCTCGGCCGCCTTGCCCAGGTCGGTCAAGGTGTAGCAGCCTGGCTTGGCCGGACCGTCTGAGTAGTGCTGACGCACGATATAGCCGTGCTCGACCAGCTTGTCGCAGGCATCCGCGACCTGGCGCGACTTCAGGCCG